CTATAGAATATGGGTTTTCCTTCCATAAGTTTAAAACTTTACTTTGAAATGGATAAAGATTAAATATAACTCTCCCACGCTGTGGATGCTGTATATTACAGTATTTACGCATAAAGTGCGCCGGATCTTGAGCGCACTTTATGTATTCTTCTCTTATTATTTGTTTTAAGTCTTGCGACATTATTTTATACGAATTTATCTATTTTTGATTGTAAAGCCTTAATCTGTGTTGGAATATTACCAATCATTTCTTTATATTGATCCATAGTAATTTCTTTAGCTTTGAGTTTTTTAACTAACTCATCTTTTTTAGCATTAAGTTTAGCTAACGCATCAATCCATTTTGATAAATTATCAGTAGCTTTAGTAGTTGTTATTGTTGGTTCTTCTTCAGGTGTTTCTTCTTCTTCATCCTTATAGTAAGTATCAACTGGTTCTTCTTCTGGTTCTTCATCAGGAGTAAGAGTTGGCAATTCAGGTTCTACTTCTGGGGTTGGTTTTTCAGGTTTAACTATTTTTTCTCTTTTTGGAGATAAAACACCAGCTATTCTAAGATTATTAATTATAGAATTAAGTTCAGAATCATTTTTAAGACCTAACGCTGCTCCTAATTCTTTTTGAGTCATACCTTCTTCACCGGCTGTTGATAACGCGTCAAGAAGTGCTCCAGTTCTACCTGAAGTATATACTTCTTTTGCTAGGGCGAATTTAGCTGGGTCTTGAATTTTGATCATACTAACTATATTAGCCATTTCTTTAATTTTTTGGCCTGTTCCAGTCTCAATACTTTTAATATCAGTATTATCTTTAATTCTATTTAACTCATCACTGGTTTTATAATCAACCGCAGATGTTTTTCCACTTTGAGTAGTGACCATTGCTGTTTTTTCTCCGGCTTCAGTTAATGCTTCTATAATTTCTTCTTTAATATAATTATATAAATCTTTACGTTTCATTAGCGAGTTTTAGTTATAAATATTACAAATTTAAATAAGATTTTATTTGTTTTATTCTATCCTCGTTAGATCCTGATATAACTCCAAAATTTCTAATATTGTTTAATTTAGATGAACATAGATATTTAATCATTTGATCTATTTGATCTCTATAATTAGCATTGGTAGTACGTACATTATTATCTTCAATAGGCACTCCAGCAGGACTTACATAAAAAATCCAATCATATTCTTCAATAAATCTAGAAGCATAATCTTCAAATCCATCTTTATGAAATACATCAATAGATTCAGCACACATAGTGAATGCCATTACATCTATAATAGTACGATCTGTAATAATATTCTCATGAAGTAATTCACTACAACGTTCAGCCAAAAATATAGTTTGACCTTTTAATGTACTATCTGTATTTAATGGAATACCTAAATCACGTAAATATTTACTACGTTCAGTAGCAAACTTATAGTCTTTAAATTTAGGTAATTCTTTTAACGCATTTACTAATGTAGTTTTGCCTACACTTACTGTTCCACAAAAACCTATTTTCATATTAATGTCTCATTTTATTTCCACTTTGTTTATAGAAAGGCAATCCTACACTTTCTTTTTTGCGTTTTTTAAAATCATCTTTAGTTAAAAGAATACCATTCAAATAGTATTCTTCTTTACCATTAGGATGAATTAAAGCAGGACCATCAGCGTTATGTAATTTATTGTCCTTAATAAAACGAATTGTACCGTCAGGTGACTTGTATTTTTTTACAGGATTCATAACTTTTATTTTTAATATATGTTAAATTTTTAAGAAAGCCAAATTTTAAATTAACTAAATAAAATCCATATAGCTGGTTGTGAAGTTGCGGTTAATGGATTCATAGTTGTAAAAGATGATGTAGACGATGGTAAAAAGGCAGCTGATCCCGCTGATGATCTCACACCCGCATAATAATTAAGTACGCTTGTATTACCAGGTGTAGTTAAACCTATAATATTTGGTATAGAACCATTTGGTATTGAGCGTACAGTCATAGTTGCACTACCACTATGTTGAAACGCGGTATAATATAGTCCTGAATTTAATGTAATAGCTCCGGTGGTTAATGAGCCGCTATATACTCGACCTGCCCCAGTAGTAACTCCTATATTACTCATAGATGTTATTAAAAAATTAGGAAGAGTCGTGTCTATATTAGAACTATATATTCCTACAGAAGCCGATGATAGAGTTGCAGGAGCACTAGTTACCTCAAAAGACATTGATGTAATTGTAGTTGGTTTAGTTATTACAAAGGGTACAATCAATGTTGTTATTCCTCCCGCTGATCCTGAAGTAACAGCAATTGTAGATAAGGTTGCTGTATCAATTGATGATACAACATGCCATCTAGATGGTCGTTTATAATTTTCTGCTCCTAATCCGTTTATAACTGAAGAAGCAGTTGATGCAAAGGAAGAACTAACTACATTTAATATATAGGATGCTGTTGTAGCCCATGAAGCAGTACCAAATAGTGAACCGGTTATGCCTGCCGTTACAAACATTGACCCGGTAAATTCATGTATTATATTACTAGATTTAAATTTATAATTTCTATCGGAATAATTAAAAAATGTATCTTGTGTAAGTTCTGCCAGTACAAAATCTGACCCATTATCATATAACCCTGATTCTCCTCCTCCTTGAGTCCCTAAATACAACCCATCTGTGCTGGGGGGATTAATTCTTAATGTTGGGCCAGCGTTAACAGAGTTAATAGATAATACTTTTGATGCTGAGTCATATATTAGACTAGGAGTTGATTGAGCATTTATATTTCCGTTAGTGTTAAATAATAATTCTCCGTCTATTCCAGGGGCCCTAACATATGATGCTGTTGATGAGAATGAAGATGATAAAGCATATGAACTACTTAAAGCATAACTTGCTGATAAAGCATTTCCTGAGAGATATGAGGCTGTTAAAGCTTGGGAAGCAGTTCCTAATAAACTACTAGTTATTCCTCCTACATTTAATTGATTAGTTGAAGGAGTATAATTAAAACTAGTATCTAAATAAGGAATCATATTCCCTAAATCATCAACTATAACAGGATAAAATTCCGCTGCTAAAGAACTACCATTTATTACATTTATTTTATCTGTAACTTGTGTATAACTAGAAGTAAGAGCATAACTAGCTGAGGTAACACTTCCTGATAAGAATGAGGCTGTTAGAGCATATGAGGCTGTCCCTAATAAACTTCCGGTAAATGAACCAGTAAATGAACCAGTATTATATGACCCAGTAAAAGCATTAAAAGAAGCAGTTGTGACTAAAGATGAAGTATCTACACTGCCTCCTCCATTTAAAGCATATGAGGCGGTTAAAGCATAAGAGGCTGTCCCTAATAAACTTCCGGTAAATGAACCAGTAAATGAACCTGTTGTTGTACCTCCACCTCCACCTCCATTCATAGCATAACTAGCTGTTAAAGCATAGCTAGCACTTGTGGCTGAAGTAGAAGTAGTAGCTATATCAGCTTGTTGAGCCTGGATGGCATCATTAACTAATATTCTCCGTATTAGTGATTTACTGACTCCACCCATTATAATTCTCTCATGTAAATTAAAAAGTCTTCTATAATAACTTGATGTTCAGGAGAAGCATTTTTAAAGGTTTCAAGTATAATTTGGTTTTGATTTTTTTTACCTTCTGTTATTAATTGTCTCATAGGTTTTAAAGCTGATTCGGCTAATAATACCTCACCAGCATCATAATCTGATAAGTCATTAAGGTATAATTCTATTACTTTATTTAGATAAGCACTCATAAATCATGTTTTTTACTTTGTTAAATAATTCATTTAGTTTACTAATTTGGGTATTTAACCATTTTAAACGTTCTCCCATTCTTCTGCCTTCCATAGGTTTTTCTATATTAGAATCAGGAATATATTTAGTTAATGGTTTCATATATTCACTACCAGTTAAAAATATAAACTTATCTTTATTTAAATTAAGACCAGCAGATTTCATTTGCTTTACTGTTTCTTCTCCCCATTTTTCTTTTTCATCCGCAGGCATTTCCTTAAGAGTTTTATCATAAGGCGCTAATTCTTTGTTTAAAGGAACTAAATGATGTTTGGCTGAGAGGATGTACATTTTATCTGGTTGGAGTGATTTACCGTATTCTAATGTTTTTTTAAACATAGGAGAAGCGGAGTAGAGCTCCTGTGCGGGAGCCCTACGATCTAATTTAGATTTAGTACAACTTAGTAGTACAATTTTGGCCATCTATATATTTTGTTATAAATATTAGACAGATATTATTTCTTTAACTAAATCAAATTTATATAAACTATTTATATGTATTTTCATACATCGACTAAATATTTGCCTATACTCAGGACATTTTTCTAAAATAAGTTTTACCATATCAAAATGTTCTCCTCTATAACTCCATTTAAAATATGATCGATCTTTATTTAAATTTTTATGAACAGCATGATAATTTTTATTATCTGATTTATTCATTAATGTAGAAAATATACTAGTTAAAAATAAAATATACGGTCTAGATTGATCGTATTCACAATTTGCTATAATTTCTCGAGCTAATTTATGGTTTCCTTTGTCACTACTATTTAACATACTGTATAAATTCTCATAAATTTCTAAATCAACAACAGTATCTTTATTAATTTCTTTATCTATAGATGAGTCAAGTACAACATTTACATTATATTTTTCTATATTATCAAATAACTCCATTAAAAAATCTAATCCATCACATATACTTTTCATACCGTGACGATTCATAACAGGAAAACCTTCAATTTTAGGATAATTTTTAAATTGTTCAAATTCATGGTAATGAGTGATAGGTAAATCTTCATCTATATAGAAAAATAATGTATCTTGAAATTTATTATTTCTTTCATAAGAATAATTATCTTTTCCAATATATTTATTTTTACTATCAAGAATTTCTTTAGCGGGAATAAGAATATATTTTTTATTTTTTTCTGTTTCAGAAAAATTTAAAATATCTTTATCAATAATAATAGTATCTATTTTATCCCATTTTCTAGCTTTCTTAATATTCAATTTATTTTCTTGAATATAATTTTTTAATTTATACGCTGGGTAATTTGATAATGGAGATGAATAAATTACTGAGTTGTCTTGGATTTTATTGTCTTTATTTTTCTCGCATAATTCTTTATACTTATTGACAATTTCTTTATTTAAAAAACCCGCAGTTTTCGCCCAGTTAAAACTGTATCTAGTAGATCCCCAACCACTATGTGATATTTCTATATACATAATTATTTAGTTAAAAATTTAAGAAGTGTTTTATTTAACATTAATGATTTAAATGCTGCTGAATTACCATTATAAATTGATTTAACCATACTATATTTTAAATCTACAGCAAATAAATCTTCATTCATTAGGAATGCTAAACGATCAATCATTTCTTTACTAATCTTAGTAGTTTTAGCATAAAATAAACTATAATTAATAAGACGAGTTGATAAAATTGATGCTAAATCAGCTCTATATTTATCACCTTTACCAATAATACCTTTAAGTGTATTTAAAACATATTCTTCACTTTCATGGAATAAGATATCTTCAGGTGAAATCATCTTATCCAATTTATTATTAATAAACATTGTAAATAATGTTGTGAACTCAGGACCAACTGATCCTTCTCCAATCATTTGTATTAAACCTAAATTAGAGTCAAATGATTTAATTGATGAAATTGAATTAAAAAACGTTGTAATACTTCTTGAGTTAGTATTTGTTGATACTAGTTCTGGGTGTTTTAATAAGAAGTTAATACATCGACCATCAATTTGATTCTCTTCAGCCCACACACTCCAACATTTAATATCAAATTTTAAATCAACAGTAATAAATCGAGTACGTTGAGCATTATCTATACTATTAACCAAATATTCTCCATTATCAGGATTACTTGTTAATATAATATGCCAATCTTTAGGTAATTTCCAACTAATATATTCTTGACGATCAATTAGCTCCATTACAGCTTGTATAAACCTAATGTCAGCACGATTCCAATCATCTAATAATAATACTCCACCTTGATCCTTACCTGATATCCATTCAGGTGGACAATAACTCATTTGATTACGACCTGTAGTCATCCATCCTTTTTTATGATAATCTTCTACAGCATGTTCATCAATCCAATTTTTTTCTGTTTTGTTTTCCATTTCAAATTGACGGATTGGAAAACCAACTAAATCACCTAATTCTTCAATTTGAGCGAGATTCAATTTAACAAAATTAAATCCTAATTCATCTTTTAATTGAACAATAGATGATGTTTTACCAATACCTGAGTCACCTACAATTTCAACCGCTACTGGTGGTTTATTATTATCTTGTAGATAGCGATTGTTGTTAATAATGTGACGTAAGAAATCTTTTGCTTCATTAATATTTAATGAAACACGTTGTGTTGTTGATTTTGATGTTGTTTTTGCTTTAGCCATAACTTTTATTTTTATTTAGAGTAAATATATGTTTAAGGATCCTGGAGCCCTAACTATTGAATTTTTATAATATTTCCCCAATCTAAGT